CTTCACGCCCAATACTTCTATCATCTGACGGTGCAACTGGGGCAGGTCGTATATCTGTGGAGCCTGCGCTGACATCTGTAGCACTGTTTGGTACTGTACGACCCGTTGGGCCATAGTCGAGTTGTTAGGATCACTGACGGGTATCACGTCCACCATCATGTAGTCCGACCGCTTGGCTCCTACTTCGCCTCTGGACGGGATGTACGCGTACTCCTCGGGGGCATACTCTGCCATGATGGCCTTGAGTAGCTTAAACTCCTGCTTCATCGCGTAGTGTACGCGTGCTTGCACCGCAGCCATAGGCTTTAGTGTGCGCTCTAGGAGAGCCAGTGTAGTGCCCACAGGGGCGTTGGCTGACATGTCCGAGATGTCCATGTCACTAATAGCGCCTAGCCTACGGCCTTCAGTCGTAATTTGATTTAAGAGAGCGAGAAGGGTCTGGCTAGGTTCTTTGTAAGGGAGAGGCATAATATTGTCACGGATAGACCCTGACGGAACATCTACATCTTTAAACTCACCGGGATTGATAGGGGAGTCGTCCCCCTTGATACGTAGTCCACGGGACTTTAACCCTCCCGGGAGATTGGAGAGCGTACCAGCGTCAACAAGCTGACGTATCAAGGAAGTTCCAGCACGGGCGTATCCACCAATGATGTGGATCAATCCGAGGCCATAAAAGCCAAATCCCGGTACATAATTATAGTGGACGAAGTGTTGGCGTTTGAGTGTGAGTGGGTCACCCTCCTCGTAGTTCCTACGGATCGCCAGCACTTCGCCACTTCCACGCTCAATGGTGACAACGTAAGGGCGAGCTATCCCGTCGTCATCATCAACGCCTTCAATAAGAAGGTCTGCGTGTATTTCATAGACAGCGTAGCGGTCGTCATCGGTAAGCGAGTAGCCCCCGTCTTCCGCTTTCTTCTCTTCAATGTCTGTGTGGTAAGGTTCTGGATCACCGAGGTCTACGTCTTTATAAAACCCTGCGGCTTGCAACTTCTTCAATTCGTTCTTTGTCTTACGCATTACGTGTGTTACACGCTCTGCGGCTTCGATATTCGACGCACCGTAAGGTACGATCACATCCTCTGCGGAAATGTAAACAGCAACCTGACGCCCTAGATTAGGGTCGTAATAGACCTTCTTAAACGCGGAGCCTGCCAAACCAAGGCTGTACAGCATCCGTTCGTGTTCTGGGCGATACTCTACCATGTTTTCGGTGAGTTCGTAGTTCATATCCGCTTTAACGCGTGCAGCGGCTTCGTCTTTCTCTTTAGTCTCCCGACCAAGTATCTTAGTCTTCACAGGGCCAGCGGCTGGCATAGTCTCGCTCATAGTCTCTGCTTGGAACCTGATGGCTGCTTCGGCTAGGACTGTAGAGTTAACGCCACATGCGCCTTCCCACGGGTCTGAACGCTCTTCGTATTTAAAGCCAAGTACGTCTAAGCCTTTAACGAACGTGTCCGCCCAGTCTTTGCGTCCTTCTATGTCCGTTGTTATCTGGCCGACAAGATCGCTTGACAGGGTTTCAAGGTCGGTGTCATCCATCAGTTCAGCTAGGTTTGCGCCAAACTCAGAGAAGTCCATTTCGTCACCGGGGATTATGGTGACTTCCATGCTACCATCAGATAGGGTGACAGACTCAGGATCAACGATCTCAATCTCTAGCTCAGAGACGTCCATTTCTGCTACGCCTTCAAGATCGCCTTCTAGGTCTTCTAGTCCCATTGGGGCAGCGTACTGCCCTTTTTCAATAGCCATGTATCACCTCTAGTAGTATCCGCCTCGGCGCTGTTTAAAATATTGCTGTTCTTCTGGTTCGTCACTAGGCAACCGAATAAAGCCACCCTGTCTAAAACGCATCAAAGCCATCACAGTCGAGTCTACAAGGTCATCATTACTCATAAATGGAAATCCTGCAATCTCTTCAACCACTTCCTCTGCCCATCGTGTTTGTGGCACCCAGCAAAGCCCAGATGCTACAATGTCTGCAACGGAGTTAAGTCTAGCCAACTTGTCCCCTGACCCTCTATGTGGTGTGTACTCAGACACTGGTAGACCCATACGCCGCATCTCTTGATACAAGGCCACACCAGAGCTTTTCTTCTCCACAATGAACGAGTCTGGTTCCCAGTCGTTATACTCTTCCATCGCAAGCTGTTTAAGTTCTGGGAACTCTATACGTTGTTTTATGCTATTTAACAATATAATATTGTACGCGCTGGTCTCTTCGTTCAAGAATACCCCCCATGTGGTAAGCGCTGTAAAGTCTGCACGGTTATGTTTCTCGGCTGCGGCGTCAAGCGACATGATAATATATTCACAGGACGGGGGTGTCTCAGGGGTCCACTCGTTCCACCACTCACGCTTAACAATAGCGGCTTCTTCTGTGGTAGGTTGCTGCTGATACTGCGAGTTCCACTGGAACACAGGCATAGAGGCTTTGGTACGTAGTAGGGCTTCTAGGTCAAAGAACTCAGGCCATAACGGCTTTTGAGTTACCTTTTTGGTTTTCTTACTAACGACATCTAGGATGGCGGGGAACTCGACGACTTCGTACTGATCCGCACGGTCGTTCTTACCCATGTCACGTACCACGCGCCCTGTCAGATCATCTAGGTGCCAGCGTGTTTGTATGATAGCCACCCGTCCTCCGGGCATTAATCGCGTCCGTGCGCCGAAGGTGAACCACTCATAGGCTTTATCGAACACTGAGAAGTTTCCGTTGATTACGTCTTGCTCAGAATGAGGATCATCAACAAGCAGTAAATCAGCGCCACGACCAGCAAGAGCAGAACCAATTCCACAAGCATAATACTCTCCCCCTACGTTGGTATTCCAACGACCCGCTGACTTGCTGTCTTGTGCCAGCTTTACGGTAGGAAATATAGACCTGTAATCGTCTAAGGCTATTAAGTTACGCACCTTACGGCCAAAGTCTACCGCTAGGTCTGTGGTGTGAGACACCATCATAACCTTCTTGTCTGGGTTTCTACCTAAGAACCATGCTGGAAAGAAGATAGACACAAGCTGTGATTTGCCGTGGCGTGGGGGGATGTTAACACAGATACGGTCTTTATCACCCTTTTCGATGTCCATAAGTAGATCGGCAAGGATGCGGTGGTGCTTACCTACAATAAACTCGGGCATCATAAGTTTGCAGAACTCAATCAGATCGTCGTATGCACGCTGGTTTTTAGACCTTGTAGACAGTTCGTCCACCATACGGTCGATCTCAGCTACTTCTTCCTCGCTAAACGAGTCAAGATTAGCCAGCATGACGTCAATATCCTCGTTATTGAAGTCAAAACCCTCAGTCATCGTCATCAAACCCAAACTCTTCGTCAACATCTAACGTTTTAGCGGTCAGGATGGTGGCATCTTCTATCTCTGGCTCTGGGTTTACCAGCTTTGCCAGCTTACTGCGGAGTTTCTCTTTGATATCGTCGGTGGTTTGGTGGGTAATGGTCACTTCGGACTTCTCTGTGAACAGTCCTACGTCTGATATCTTACCCATAAGCTCTATGGCACGCATTCGTACCCGTGGATCAGGGTTTTCTGACTCTATGATGAGCTTGTTTGTTACTAGGTTGCGAAGTTGTTTGGAAGATTCCACTACAGAGTGGTTAAATTCCTCTATTATAGCTCCTGCCATCTTAATAGATGGGGGCGTTAGCTTCGCTGCGCGTCTGTTGGTAACTTTTCGGGACGTTTTGTCTGGTTCCTGCGCATATGCAGTTGCTAAAACAGCGGCAACCTCTTTATCGTCCTCGTCTGGGGTGGTGTTTAGCCCGTGGCCCTCTAATTCTGTCACTGTTTTAGCCAGCGCAGCGGTGCGTTTGGGTAGCGGAAGCTGCTTTGCTTCATCCTCTAAGGGTACACCTAGTTCAGGCGTTAAATTCAATGTCATATCATTTCGCAGGTAGTTAACCGGTAACGTAATACTAGGTTACAAAAAATTTTTTAGCAAGGGTTTCTAAAAAGGGGTGGGGGGTTTTCAAAAAATAGCGATTTATTCGGCTGGATTAGTAATAATAGTACTATGACGGAATCCTATATGACAGCGCGGGGGGTGGCCCGGGTGTACCCTTCTGGAAAACGTGTTTCGGGCAGTTGCCCGAATTGTAAACAGTGCCATTTAGTTGTAGACAATGCCTTCCAGTCATGTCATAAGGTGTTATCGGAAGGCCAATAATGGATAGCCGAATTACTGGAGTACTTACTATGAACACTGTAACAAAAATGACAGAGACACTTTCAAACGCTGGCGCTAAGATAATCGACACAATGTCCGGCGATCTAGGATGTTTTGAGGTGGGCGCAATGCAGGTTATCAAACGGGCTGAAGGTCAATTGACCTCCACATATGCTCTTATGGTCGCCCATGGTATTTTGCCAAGCGACTATCTCTCGGCTAAGAATAAGGAAAGCACGGCATCGGTCGAGCAATACGCTGGCCGTGTGGAAGCCGCTGGCATGATTTGCTACACCAAAACCGAGCGTGCCGAATTGGCAACCAAATTGCCAAAGGATGCGCCAGCCGGGCAAAAGGCAGCGCGTAAGGTGTTACAGGATCGCCGCACCGAATTGCTCAAGACTGTGCGACGCGGTTTGACTACGGCTCATAAGTTGGCGCACCCAGAAGATTATGTGTCAGGCGGTGCGAATGAGCCTAAGACGGCCATTGAAGATCTTGGCGCGTTAATGGAGAAGGCAATCAAGTTAATGCAAGGTGACAAGCCATTCCCTGACACGTTCGCGCACGACGATGCGGTTGCGGTTCTCAAGGGTTTTCAAAAGACCTTCTGCTAACCACCTAACATTTTACATGGGGACGCTTTCGAGCGTCCCTTTTTTTGTGCCTTCTTTATTGCGTATGCGTAACGCTTGTGATAGCTAGGCAATACATTGCACCACAATGCTCTACTAGGCTCGCTTCGGCGAGTCTTTTTTTATTCGGGCAACTGCCCGAAAGTTCTGATACCAGTAAAGAGAGTAGCTCTACGCGTGACACGTTAGGCCACGTTCCAAGTGGTATAGCCCATAGGATGTCACTAGATTGTACTTCGGGCAACTGCCCGAAAGTTCTGATACCAGTAAAGAGAGTAGCTCTACGCGTCTAAGTATCTGAAAGTAAAAGAAAGTTCCAGAAGTTCCAAAGAAGTTCCAAGCAAATGGCTCGTAAGGCATTGAAAGTAGAAGAAAGTTCCAAAGTTCCAAGATTATAAGTATATATATAAATATATTGTTAGAGAGAGTAAGAGGGTACGTTCGCGCTAAAAACCCTTTCACAAATCCTGACATATACCCTTGGAACTTTGGAACTTTGGAACTTTCTTTTTAAATCAAGTAGATACAGACACACACGTTGGAACTTGACAGGACTTACCACCAAACACCACGCGACACCACCATCTCCCAAAACTAGCTATTGCACCCTCTATGTGGTAGTATGTTATATGGACGGTAGCCACGTAGGGCAGCAGTCCGCCGCCCACTCATTCACTTAACTTAACTTTCGGGCAACTGCCCGAATAACAAACGGAGACTACTATGAAGCAGACAGTAACAGTTCAAGGGTTCGCTTGGAACTCAACCACCCGTACGCACTCAGACAAAGTAATCCACGAAGCAACTAACATCGTAACTGCCGAGGCATGGATCGAACGCAACGCGGCACGGTTGGATGATGTACGTATCTTGTCGGACAACACAGCGTTCTTAATGTTGCAGATGTTTACCGCGTCAAAGGTAGAAGACGAGGTGGCGTTCTAATGGAGTGCAAAGATTGTGGGGACACGTTCCCAGTAGGTCGCGCCAAGCTAGGCTATCGGGTCTGTCTCAAATGCGGTGACGTTGTTGCCACGGAGCAAAGACTTGGGTGGTGCATAGCTCCACTGCCAAAGCAAGGCTACACATTAATATCGCGCAAGGAAGACTTGCTGCACCTCAACCAGAAAACACGTTAGCCCACAAAGTGACACGAAACCTCACAACTGGACATTACACGCTACCTATGGTACACTATAGGTAGTGATAAGACTCACCAAAATAAATCAAACCTTTCGGGCAGATGCCCGAATAACAAATGGAGACTACTATGAACGAGATACTTCAAACCCCGCAGGTCACCACGCCTAGCATATCATCAGCGGCAATGATCGTTGACTTCAACGCAAGCGTCTGGACTGCACGCAAGAAAGATCGCAAAGCATCCGAGGATGTGACGGACGCGAACCACGCCGACAAGGGCGTTGCCAATGTGTCTAAGAACCTACTAGGTAACTGTGCCGAGTTGGACGCAGTACAGAAGTTCGCCGCTAACGTCCGCAACAGGCACTACAGCATGACAATGCCATGGTCGGACAACGGGTCGCGGCTACTAACGACAGCGCAATACTTCAGATACCACGAGGTAATGACTGACCTACAGCAAGAGTTCTATCGGTTGGTCGAGCAGTTCTTGCAGGTGTACGAGTGGAAGATCATGGAAGCGCAGGCCAAACTGGGTGCCCTGTTTAACCGTGACGAGTACCCAACACGCGCAGGGCTAGAGAGTAAGTTCGCATTCCGTATGGCTTACATCCCACTACCTGACAGCGGTGACTTTCGTATCGACATCGGTAACGAGGGCATGGTGCAAATACAGGCGCAGTACGAAGCGCAGTATGCGGCACAGATCAAGGGTGCGATGAATGACGTTTGGAAGCGGCTACATGATAACCTGACTACACTTGTCCGACAGCTTGACGTTGACGAGAAGGGCAAAGGTAACAGGCTATTTGATACCGTGTTCGACGGAGCTTTGGCACTAACTGACATGTTGCGTACGTGTAACGTGACAGGTGATAGCCAGATGGAAGCGATGCGCCTCAAGCTGGAGCAAGCGTTCACTACAAATAATCAGCCAGTGAACCTGCACCAAATCAAGAACTCACCAACGCTTCGCGCTAACACGCAAGAGAAGCTAACTGCGGCAATCGCCGCGCTACCAAGTCTGGATATGTAATGGAGGGACGTATCAGAGAATTTCTAACTAACCTAGCAGCGGTGGTGTGTATCTGCGCCACGCTGGTTGCCATGTTGTTTATCGCCTTTGGCATTGGCTACTAACTTAACTTTCGGGCAGGTGCCCGAATACAAATGGAGACTATTATGAATACTGCACAGCAAATGTACTCACTGAGCTTAGACGAGGGTGTTACTCTTGTCGCGGCTATCGGCCACCAACGTACTGTTCTATTTCAAGGTGACCTTGGTAACGGTAAGTCATCAACGCTCGGTGGGTTGGGTAAGCTCAAGCCAACACATAGGACGTTCTATGTAGACTGCACGAGCCTCGACCTCGGTGACATTATGATCCCGATGATTATGGAAGTTGACGGGAACAGCAAGTTTGTTCGCTATGTCACCAACGAGGAACTGGGTCTGCACACGGATGGACCTGTCATTATTATGATCGACGAGTTCGGCAAAGCTAATCCATCTGTCAAGCTGGCCCTGCTACGTTTGATCTTGGAGCGCAAGATTGGTAGCTACACATTGCACCCTGACAGCATCGTGTATGCAACGACGAACAAAGGTTCAGAAGGTGTGGGTGACATGCTACCACCTCACGCACGTAACCGCATGACCGTCGTACAGATACGCAAGTCTACCAACATGGAGTGGATCGAATGGGGCATCAATGCTGGTATCGACCACAGCTTGCTTGGCTGGTGTAAAGATAATCCGCATCTGTTTGCATCGTTCGAGGATGTCAAAGACCCCGACGAGAACCCGTACATCTTCCACCCCAAGCAACAAAAAGCGGCCTTTGTGACCCCACGGTCACTACACTCTGCGTCTGACATCCTACACCAACGGCACTTGTTCAACGATACAACGCTAACCGCCGCCCTGATGGGTACTATCGGTGATCGTGCGGCAATGGACTTGATGGCGTTTGTGAAGATGTCGGATCAACTACCATCTCGTGACAGCATCAAGGAAGACCCAATGGGTGCGAAGGTTCCTGACAGTGCGGCG